GGGTGTGTCTTGGATCTGCTGTCTAGGTGTTTTTGCCAGCTCTTGTTTGACTTGTCGAGCTTTGGCAATAGCAGCAGCCAAACCACCCTCATTGCTATGTTCGCTGGCCACAGTTGCTGGAGCCGCGGGCTCAACTGATGCTGTTTCTACCACAGGTTCAGTTACAGGCTGCACCTTACCGGTCTTAGCTTGTACATGGTGGCGGCCGGTACCAACTGGTTCATCACTGACATTGGTAATTTGACGACTGTATTGTTTGGCTACCTGCGTATTTCTTCGAACTACAGGATTGTTTGTGTGATCCACTAAATCTCCACGAGCATTGACTTTCATGTTACCAACTGCCCGCACATTTTCGTTTTGCAATTGAATGGCTCCAAGATCAACCATTTTACCCATAGCTGTTCTATAAATTTTTTTGGTCATATCGACACTCCTATTTTGTTTATTTAACGCAAAAACTCTCTAAGGTCTAAATCATAGTAGATAGAATCTATGCGATGCACTCCCAATAGATACAGCACATAACTGGCCACTGAGGATCCACGACCCACCCCCCAAATCACATGGTTTTTTCGCATGACATCCACCAAGTATTTCAAGTATCGCAGCAAATTGAACAAATTGCGTTCTTGATACTGCAAAAGCTCTTGGCCCACTCTTTGCAGTTCATCATCGGTATGACATAACGATAACACATGTGCTGCTATGTCCAACTGTTGGTATTCAACTGGCATGTGCCAAACTGCTTGACAACGATGATCAAAGGTTTCTTGTGTGAGATCCTCGCGAGCCGCAGTATCATATTCAACAAAAGCTGGAACCTGTTCCAAGATTTGTGCCATGTTTTTAACATTGATTTTGTCCACCAACATGCCTTCAAACACTGCATGATTGTGTCCTTGCATCAAGAGATCGCACACATCATCTTGACTGTATATCTGTTCACCAAACTTATTTGTCTTCATCTTTGCGAAATGCTACCACTGTATTGCCTTTTTGTGGATCGGGTTTGGGATCATCCCAATCTAGTTCCAGCAGTTGCCAAGTTGTTGTGCCTCGGATACTGACTACTTTGCCACCACTTTTATTGTCACTGCACACAGGATCAGGACTGTTCCACCAACCTTTTTGTTGAAACGGGCCCAAGGTTTCACTTTCTTTTTGGAAGTAAATCATGTTTTCACCCAACAGAGAATTTAGTCTCAGTTGTGTCACGTTGATCCTGTCCTCCATCACAGCATCTAATTTGGAGTACAGCATCATACCAATGATTTGGTCAACCGGTGGTGCGGGAACAATGATGGGACGAAAACCTGCAACTTCTAGACGTTTTGTAGCAACTTTTTCCTTGTGATCCACAAACACAGAATTTTGCATTTGCATATACAAAATATATTTTAGTCTTTCCAGTGCAATGTTTTGTTCACGACTGCTCCGAGTATTGGTCATCATCTCACATCGCACTGTATAAGAATTCATCAGCACTTTGTCATTGTGATAGCTTGCGGCCAAAAAATCTCCTGGATATTCTAATTTTACATTCATGAAATATTGATTTTATCTTTGAAATTTTGTGTGGATTCTTCCCATGCCTTGGTCTGTAACTCCTTTAGCTTGTTGGCGTAGCTTTCAATGGCCATGCGTATTTGATGGCACAGGTAACCATTGTTGTTGGTTCTAATGGCTATGGCAAGTTTTTTATACAGTTTGTTAATGTTATCAGTGAGCTGTTCGGCCGTGAGATTATCAATTTTACCTATCAATGGATGTTCCATTAGAGGTCTCCAGGTCGTCTATTTTCTGAATGGTGCAAATCAAAACTGCCCCCGGGATAACGGCTCTGTAGTTTGCGCACATTTTCTGCGATTACATCGTTGGGATCAAGGTTCAAGGCACGACAGGCGTTGATCCAATACCAAATAATATCACCCAGTTCACGTTTCATATGCAATACAGATTCTTCATCTAGCGGTTTGCCTTGAAAAAAAATCTTTTTTGGTATCTCGCAGAATTCTCCGCATTCGGCAGCTAGACCCAAGGCCCCCGTCAACAACAATGGTACGTTGATTTTGGGGCCATGTCGCATGGAATCCAACCTATCGCAGGTATCCGTGAACGTGGTTAGTTCATTACTGGCATTGCTGGTAATTCTTGCTACAAAATCTTGATATCGATTAAGATCGATTGACATAAAATCCCTATGCCCCATACTATGTTAGCACGGAGCAGCGCACTTGTCAACACATTTGGTTAAGCCAATGTAGGATGATTGTCGCTGACATCTGCTCCTAAGCCGGTACACCACCAAGCATTTGCCACATAATTGAGTACGATTGATTGACCTTGTCCGTTAAAGGTCACATTGCCAGCAGCACCATTTTTCCATCCCGCGGCTGGTACTGTCAGCACTTGTGTACCCGGTGCAGAATTGGCACATATCACTGTCTTGATTTGACCTACGGTGGCATTGCCCACATTACCAACCCAAGAACCGCTTTTGTTGATTACCGAAGTGGCTGTGGCCAAGCTCAGGTTGGCGTTGCTGGTCAGTGTGTCAATGGTTGTTTGAAATGTTAGGCCAGTGGTGTTGCGGCTGAGATCTTCCACTGCTATGGTGCTGCCACCATCTGAAGTTGAAAATTTCAATCCAAAGGTACCGCCAGTGCTGTAGCTGACCACATTATTGGCATCGCAACCTTGCAGCGTGGTATTACCTATACTCACGGCCGAAGGAAGCGTTACAGTGTAAGGTGAGGATGGTTGCACTATTTGCACTGTCCACTCTGCAAAGTTGCCAGCCGATGGAATGTTGGAGAAACCCAGGTTGATATTGCCAGTGAGCTGGCTGATCTTGTGGTAATTTGCGGTTGGAAAATCCACTGTGATATTACCTGTTGTGGTTGCAGGCACATCGCGTGTGTGACGTGTGCCTTGCAGTTTGGCATTGACCAACAATGCACCACTCATGTCGTTGTTGAGTGTAGTGCCCGTGAGCGCCGCTTTAAAAATGGCTTTGGCCTGCAGATCATCAATTTCCGTTTCTGCAAACTGAAAGTTGTTTTTAATATTGGTAAAGTTGTCGCGGAAACCCTGCGAATCGTTGTCTTGACCAGCTACCGGGTACGTTGTATCAATGTTGTTTGGGTTTATATTGGATGCCATCTTTCCGTCCTATTTAATAGGTGTATTTAGCTTAGGGTTACACTGCAGAATCATCTTTAAAATAACTCCAGCGATTGTTTGTAGTATCCCAATATGCAAACTTACCGTTTGGAACGCTGTCACTCAGTGAAATCATTTGTCCTGCTTGACCCACTATACCTCTGGCATCGGCAATAGTTTTAGTAGTTACTTGTAAATACTGCGCTGCGATATTGCCTGTGGCACTGATTTGAGTTGCAATCATGGTACCAGTAGTTAAGTCGCTCGTAAATAATGCATGATCTCCCCTGAACGTTTTGCCCCATATGTTTCGCCAACGCGAAAAAATGGTTCCCAAATCATTCATTTCATGGTTCATGGGGCGAAAATTACTGGGAAATGCGTCATATGCCAAATCGCCGCCTATGTTAAATAGGCTAATAGTGCCCTGCGTACCTAGATTAATAGTGTCTGTTGACATCGACCCGTTGCATGTGATGCTTTGCACAGAGAGACTGCTCCAGGTCATGTCAACATTGCCCAAACTGTACACAGAATCGGCAGCAGGAATAATGTTGCCTCCCCAGCCGGCATTGCCCAAAGCTCGCACATTGGAATTACCATAGCTGGCTTCTCCAATGTTAATAAGTTTGCTGCCATCGCCTATAAAATAGTTGGCCGAAACATTTCCCGAAAACACTGCTCCTATACCACTAACATTGCCACTGGCAGTTACGTTGGCCGAAGTAGTGTTTCCAGCTACGGCTGCATTGCCAGCAATGAGGTTAGCATTGGTGCTGAACCCTTGATTGGCTATAACAACATTGTTACAAGTGATACGGCCGCCCACAGCAAGATTGGCATTGGCGGTGATTGAATGGGCAAATATGTTGCCATTGCCTGTGATCACATTGGGAACCAATGTACCCACGGTAACCAAACCTGTAGCAGACAAACTCGTTGTTGAAACATTAGTGGCATTGACGTTGACAACATTTGCATTACCGGTCGCGGTTATAAAATCTTTTCCAACTACAATACCGTAGCTGTTGACATTGGCATATACCGTTAGCATTTGCTGTGCTGTTACTGGGCCAACAAGAGTTGTTGTGTTCTGGATTGTGAGATTGCCACCATTCACATTGCCGGCCGTGATTATGCTGGGATTTAGATTGCCTACGTAAGCGGGCAAGAGGGCTAGAACATTGGCATCGCCATAGTTAATGTTGGCCGTGGGTAAGTTGGTAAGATAACGTCCATCACCTAGGATATAACCGCTCAGACTGCGTATATTTCCCGTGACATCGAGTTTGACCAAAGTGCCCACACTGGCAACATTGGGCTGGGCATTGGCAATCACTGTCTGTGCGGTTTGACTGAAATTGCCCAAGGCATCGAAGTTTTGATCCAGTTTAACTAGATTAATATTTCCTGTGGCATTGGCAAATTGATGGGGTACGGACATGTTTGTTCTCGATTGTTATATTTATGGGGTACCTTGATTGACCCAATTTACGTTCGCACCCGCTTGATTTGTCCATGGAACAATGGCACCAGCTGTATTAATCCACGGCACTCCGCTAGCTGGTTGTGGTATAGGATCGGGTGAAGGTGGTGCGCCACCCAATATGTTGATCTTGGGAAACAGTAGATACTTGTTGTATTGATCGGTAAATCCCGGGGCATCTGCAGGCACAATAAACACTGTGCTGCGACCGTCAAAGAATGTTTCGGCTCCTGCTGGCTCCGGAATCGTACTCCAAGTTACCCTGGTTAGACCAAAAGTAGGTGTTCCTGGTAGATACAGTTCGGCCTTTGCAAATGTATTGCCCCGGGTAACTAACAATGAATCATTTGTGGTGTAAGTTTCTATCAAAGTCAATGTTATACGGTCATTTACAATGTTCATCCTGTATCGTGCCAGTCTATTGGCCGCGCCAGTGATTAAGGTGCTGGGATCCAGTGCAGTATCGTCCCAAGGCTCTTGATCATAGGTGCTGGTGTAACTGGTCCAAGCTTCATCTTCAGTTAGGTATACAGGTTCAGTCCAGTCTTCCTGTTTTTGAAAAATCACTGTGCGATTATCAAGTTGTAAACCAATATCACCATCAATGCCACCCAAGGCAGCAATGCGATCCAATGTTTGATTGTTGATCGAGCTGTAAGCCAGCTGTGTGGCATAATCCACATTGCCTCTAAGCACAATGTTGCTGGGTCGAGCATTACGGTCAAAACTGGTGCTCTGCGATGGACTTGGAATCCATGATTTGGTCACTGGATTCCAGTTCTTGCTGGGTTGGCGATCCAAGATCAATCGATCAACCTCAAAGTTAATGAGATTTAATTTTTGGTTGAAACGGGTGTGAATATTATAGGCCAACTGTGCACCTTTACCAGCTTTACAGTAGGCCAAAACAAAAGCCTTGGTAAAACCTAATATTTGACCGGAATTTTGTTTACTGGTCATCCACAGTGGTAATGCTGGATCATATTGACCCACAGTGTCAATCACTTGATTGCGCATGTTAATCAAACTGTTGGGAAAAACCTTTGATACCATCGAAGAACCGTCAGATTGATCAATAAAAGGAAAGGCCACCGACACTGATTGCGGTGGGCTTTGACCTTTTTCATTCACGCCACTGTCTTGTATCTCACTGTAGACCACTTCGTAAACCACTGGACCAGTTGTGGTCAAACGTGCTTGTGCCACTTTTATTTCGCCTAACACCAGCTGTTTGCGGAAATGATTGAGTTCTAAAGCATCCACATACTTTTCTAGGCTGGAACTGGTCAAACCAAGAGCATGCTGGTATATGATGTTACGAGCTAGACCAAAGTTGGGATCATCAGCACGATATATTAAATCTACAGACATGATGTCTTGGTTTAGCATGAGACTATTAAACAAGGCACGATCTTCTTCTTTGGGCATGGCCTGAATGTAGAGACTTTCATAGGGTTCGTTAAAGTAACGATCCACAGTCACAGTAAATCTACGAAACACGCTCACAGCGTTGGACAGTTCAACTTCTATAATCCGAGTCGTTGCCGTGGCTCCGGTGCCACCACCACCGGTAATAGTCACAGTGGGTGCAGATGTGTATCCACGACCTGGATTACCTATAGCAATAGACGTAATCACACCACTTACTATGGTGGCCACACCGGCCGTGGCCTGCATGGCATTGATAGTGCTAGGCGGTGCAGAAATTGTTATGGTGGGTTGTGTGCTGTATCCCGATCCACCATTAATGACCGAGATAGTACTAACTCCATACCCTACTTCTTCAGTCTCGCTGCTGAAGGCATTGACTGTAAAATTAAACTTGAGATCAAAGGTGGTAGGAATCTTTTGCAAACGGGTCTGTATTTTTTTATCAAAAGTTGTGCGACCTTTGTCTATGGCAAAGGTATTGAAACTCACACGACCCGTGATATTGCCTGATGACTGCAAGGTCAGTCCTTGGGGTAATTTGCTGTCTGTTCCAGACGCCAAGCGATATTGCAAGACACGACCACCACGGTTGGTAGCTGACACGTACAAGATTGATGGATCGCCATTGCGTATAATTCCAAGATCAGGATTAGTTAGCCAGGTCACTTCAGTGTCAACTTGACCTATAATGGTAATGGTAAAGAAAGTTAATGGTGATATAAACGTGGGTGCATTGGCTTTTTTGACCTGGATGCCAAATTTATATGTGTATTCTGTAGCACCTTGATCTGGTATGTAACCAGAGAAAATACCAGTGTTAGGATTTATAGTTAAACCCGGCGGCAGACTAAATGCTCCGCGGTCAAATCCTATACCTAATTCGTCAAATGGGGTTTCATCATAGCCAATGCCAACGCCAGTGGTGATACTAAATTCGATAGGGTCACCATCCAAGTCTATGGCACGAAATCGAAAAGCAAAAAAATTATTGGCGCGCACACGACCAAGATCTCCAGGCGGTGTTAGTAACACCGGTGTGCGCGTGGTCGTAACATCGGCCGTAATAAATGTATTATCTGCAAAAAATTCTATTAGATCCGCACTGAGACTGTCACGAGATACCACAAACATTGTAAAAGTTCGTTGCACTCTATCTTTTCCGTCAGATAACTGTACAGTAAATTCATAATTTTTACTGGCTGAACGCGAAGAAAAATCAAAAGGAAATTGGTCCCATGCAGTGCCTGTACGATCAAAACCCGCAATGGCAGTGTCGGGCAATGATGCTATTGGATCAATGTATCCTGAAATCAATCCTGCTGCATTTATTGATAGGCCAGGTGGCAACTCGCCATCCTCTAAACTTGCGGTCGCTATGTCGCCGGGATCTTCATCTGTAAACTTTATTTGGAAATTTACAGGATCACCATCATAAAAAAAACCAATGTTGCCAGCTGGAGTAACAAACTTTGGTAGGTCTTGACCAGTAACTGTGATTTGAAATGTGCGATCGGCCAGTCGGACTTGTCCATTGAGTCCTTCAATGTATGCTCGCACTGCAAAGCGACTTGTGATATTTTCTGATACTTCCGTGGGTGTGCCACGTACAATGGCATAAGCCAATGGTGTGCCTTCTACTGAACCATCCACTTTTACTTGCACACCTGCTGGCAGACGGCCGGCAATCAGTCTATATTTAACTATGCCACCATCAGGATCAACCGCCACCACTGGGACGGTGAAAAACAATCCTTCGGCCACAGTGCCAAGATCGCCTGCAGGAGTGATCCATTGTGGTTGTGCCATTATTCGAACGAGCTCCCTGCAATTCGGCGCCAAATTTCACTAGATCCATCGTAATCTTGGAAACAGTAGTATAGATATTCAGCGGTGGCTGCATACATACCAGCGGTATCTCCAGGGTTGCCTAGTGGCGAATCTGGTATGCTGGGTCGAAACCTACTGTTAAGCAGAGAGAAATTGGTGTTGCATTTCTGGTATGCGGCACGTATGGAATCGCCCGTGCCATCATTTGGGCTTAAACCTACGTTTATAACTTGAATAGCCATCATTTACCTCGCTTTGGAGTATTTAGCGAGTTTTGCTTTGGCTTAGGTTGCTGTTCCTGACACTGTGTTCCAAGCAGTAGCACCACGCACCTGTAGTCCTGTGCCTGTGACAAAAATAATCATGCCCGGTAATGGGCTGGCTATAGAGGAATCTCTCACCGTGGTGTTGGCAAATACAGGAAGTCTAACACTGGTGGTAGAATTGACATTGTTGCCCGTGACATTGCCACTTACTACAATACCGGCCGGGCCAATGTAGGCACCATACCAACGGTTAGCGTTGTTGCCTAAATAGTATGTGTTATTGGTTCCGGGTACAATATTGTTATTGATTTTAACATTAGCAGTGCCGTTGGCAGTAAGCACTAGATCTTGATTAGTTTGCATCGTGGAAACCACGTTGTTTTGGATACGCACGTTGGATCCCACTGGTCCTGTATACCAGATTGCATCAAAATTATCATCTGTTTTTACAAATGCTGTACGTAAAGGATCGCCCGTTCCGTCATTAGCGACACTTCCGTAGCCAATCTCCTGTTGGATATTTCCGGTATAAGACATTTCACTGTGTCCTTAAGGTCACAGTATTTACCGGAAAGGTAGCAGCTAATAGGGGTTAAAACTAGATCCGCAACCACAGGTGGTTTGAACATTGGGATTGCTGATCACAAAGCTTTCGCCCATGTCATCGTTTTTAAAATCGATTTCAGATCCCTGTAGGTAATTCCAGCTCATTGAATCCACCAATACTTTTACACCGCTGTAATCAAAATCAAAGTCATCTTGATTTTGTTCTTCGTCCAGCGTAAATCCGTATTTCATACCTGAGCATCCGCCTCCTTGCACAAATACTCGCAGTTTTAGACTGGGATTCTTCTCTTCTGCCAGGATATTTTTAAGCCTGCTTACGGCCGATTCTGTCATTTGCATGGTCATGAGATCACTCCTATGCGTTCATTAATTATTTCCCAATTGATGATGCGCCAGATATTGTCTAAATATTGATCTTTATCTGCTTGATAATCCAAACTCCATGCATGCTCCCAAGCATCTATTAAGAGTGCAATATCTGTTCTTACAGCATGATTTTTGATGGTTTTAATTTCGCCCGCTGTAGAAAGATAGACCCATCCTGATCCTTGGATAGACATAAAAACTTTTTTTATTTCATCTTTGAAAGCATCAAAATCATCAAAGTTCTTTTCGATCAACTGCAAGCTAGAACCTTTGGGGCGGTTTGCTGCTTTTGGGGCCCGCAATTGAGGAAAGAACATGTTGTGCAGGCAACTGCCCGCACGATTAAAATCCGCATTGCCTTTTCCTGCATTGTAGCGTTTGGCGTAGTTTTTGGCCAAGTTCTCGTAGTGATAATCGATGGTGGCCCGACTCATCACAGGTTCTAGATCTTTTTCCGCATAAGGCAAAGGTGTGGTTTCCAGCTTGGCCGGGCGTGTAGTGGCTTCTAGTAAATCTATAGAGTCACGTATAAGCATATGCATATTTATGGCAAAAAGGCTCGTGCGGCCTCTAGTTCGGGAATGTAATCTGCTAATCTGCTGCCACGTGCCAAATCTAGCTGATCGTTATAGTCAAAAAAGTTACGTAGTTGCTGTAGATCACATTTAGGATTTTTGCTGTAGTGAGCAAGCAAACTGTCTATGGCACTACCACAACTTTTACCGTTGCTGTGATATATCGATGTCTGTTGGCATTTGCGCATGCTGTCTACAACCTGTTGGCTCAAAGGATGATTGTAGGCGCTTTGCCATGGCAAGTTATTGACCTGCATGTAAATAGCTGTTAACGGAAATTCTCGATCTATAAATTGCATCAATAGATGCAGATTGGTTACATTGTAAATTCCGGGCACTGTGTTGATGCTTACAGAATAGCCCATATCTTGCATGCGATGCGCATTGGCTATGACCTGATTCCACCGGCTGCCCCAGCGCCAATAATCATTTACGCGATCATAGCCGTCAATGCTAAAACTAAAATTTACATTGGTAAATGGGCGCAGCGATTCTAGAAACTGCTTACTGATACGCACACCATTGGTACACATGGTAAGGAAAAAATCTGTGCGACCTTTATTTTCACAACGTTGTAAAAAATCTCGCACCTCGGTCATAATAGTAGGTTCACCTCCTTGAAAGTACACAGATGATTTAGCGTCCAAGCTGTCGATGTCTATACGATCTATGGCATACTGATGTGGTTTTTGATAAAAAATGTTGGTATAACCTAGCGGGGGGCGAATCTTGAATTTGCGAAATTCGCGACCAATGGGTGCGCTCCAGATTGGCCGACAACCACGGCATTTGATGTTGCATTTATTGCCGGTATGCACTTCAAAAAAACGAGGTTTATGAATGGTATCCAGTGCTTCTACCGTGCGTATTTCCAGTTGTGTGATCCAGTCAAGGGTCTCAAATTGGCGATAGCTTTCCATGCCACGAGCTTCATAATCATAACAAACACTGCAATGTTCAGGCAAGCGTTGACCTTTGAGCATAGCCTGCCTCACGCGACCATATCCAGGATCGTCGTGCCAAGATTTTAGTTCACTCAAAGTGGTCACTGTACCTTGGTCCCTGGCGCACAATTTGAGTTGTTCACCGTCGTTGTTGAAGTTAATCCAGGGATAAATGCAGATGCTGGGATTGGTACGCACTAGATTATACCAATACAAAATATGAGCACAATTTTGATTTTGTCGAAACTGGGTATCTAGGCCCAGTTGCTCCAGTTGTATCATTAGCTTGCAGGTGGCCTGCAGGCATTTCCAATGGCTCCAATCACTCTGGGGTTGATCTAACATCACAACTCGATCAAATCTACGAGCCAAGGTAATTAGATCGCCCCAGGCAATGTCTACCACTGTGGTATGATAATATGCAGGCTTACTGGGTTCAAAGGCTCCATCAGTGATCAAACCTAGGTTTTGTGTGTGGTCATTGAGCGCCAGCTCAGTTACGGCTTGATCTGTGTTTGAGTCGTTATTGCCTAGAAATAGTACACGACGATTCATTGCCTTACTTATCGTCGTCTCACTATGCGTCCTTTGGTAAGATCATAAGCTGAAAATTCGATCTCCACACGATCACCCAGCAGGATCTGGATATTGTTCATGCGCATCTTACCAGAGATAAAACCAATTACGGGTGTTTCTTGTCCATCCACCAGCACACGAAAAGTGGCATTGGGCAATACATCTACCACTAAACCTTCTAGGCAAAAACCTTGTTCTTTAGCCAAGGGTAAAATGTATCCGTGTTAGACGATCCCAGCGGAAACTACGCCAGGCTGATTGATTGACATCCCAAACCACGCAGGTGTCAGGATGTGTTTTTTTTCGAGTGCTTTCATTAACAGAATATTTAGCACCTCGAGACTCGGCCAATGTGCAATCCATGCGCCGCGGAGTACCATTAACCTTGATAAATTCCACAG